TGGCTTTAAGAGTTCCCATTGTCCTCGCTGCTCCGGCGGAAGCAGGGGATAAATCCGCCACTTAACAGGAGAATGATATGAAAGAAAAATTAAAAAATTTTAGTAAAAATTTTGGTGAAGGCACAGCCTGGGATTTAGATTATGGTAAGCTATTAATAATTGGTTTGTTAGTTTATCATATCTTTATACAATGAAAGCTATATGTGTTAACACAAAGATTATAACTTTAGTTGAAGAAGTATCACCAGAAGAATCTATAGCTATGATTGCATTAGCTGACGCAGTTGGTATTAAACTTACAATAACTAAGTCATGTAAGATATTAATATTTAAATGTGATACGTTAGATGCACCATTACAGTTACTAGCTGAAATGGGTTTAGCTGAATATATAGGCGCAATGAAAGAAGTTATAGATTGGGAAATGGTTGAAGATAATTATTCAGCTGAAGTAATTGATTTTGTAGGAGGGAGCAATGACTCTAAAGAAACATCAAAATCCTAAAGGGGGATTAAATGCAGCAGGTAGAGCACACTACAATCGAAAAGATGGTGGTAATTTAAAAGCTCCTGTTAAGAAAACACCACCTGCTAAAAGTAAAGATTTTAAAAGAAAGGTAAGCTTTGCTGCACGATTTGCAGGAATGAAAGGTCCTATGAAAGATGAAAAAGGCAGACCGACTAGAAAAGCTTTAGCACTAAAAGCCTGGGGCTTTGGTAGTGTAGAAGCAGCAAGAAATTTTGCAAACAGACACAAAGCTAAAAAGTGATAGGGAGTTTTTTGTTATGGCAGTTAATGCAGCAGGTAATTATACCAAACCAACAATGCGAAAGCGTTTATTTAATTCGATAAAAGCCGGTGGTAAAGGTGGCAAGCCAGGTCAATGGTCAGCACGTAAAGCACAGATGTTAGCTAAACAATATAAAGCTAAAGGCGGAGGTTATCGTGGCTCTAAGTAAAGGGCAGAAGAGTTTAAAAAAATGGGGTAAAGAAAAGTGGCGTACTAAGAGTGGTAAGAATTCTACAGTAGGTCCTAAAGCTACAGGCGAAAGATATATGCCGTCGTCAGCTGTAAAATCTTTATCAGCAAAAGAATATGCGGCAACATCAGCGAAAAAAAGAAAAGATACTAAAGCTGGTAAGCAGCATTCTAAACAACCTAAGAAGATTGCTAAGAAGGTGGCAAGGCATAGATAATAAGGAGAGAGGACATGTTTGAAGCATTCATATTTGTATGCTCAGTTTATAATTTTAATGATTGTCGTACATTCAAAGACTTAACAGGACCACATGAAAGAATGGAAAGTTGTGAAGTAAGAATAGAAGAAATGAAATTTGATATTGTAGATAACAATTTACCTTTTGTAGTTCTTAAACAAAAATGTACGGATCAGTTTACAAACCCGGAAAAGTACAATGGTAATGAAAGCAATACAGAAGAACTTGGAAAAAAACTCAAGATTTAATGAGTACGATGAAGACGGTGATGGTATAGTTACTGATGAAGAACTATTACATTTAAAAGAAATAAAAGAAACAGAAGCTGCACTGCGTAAGCAGTTGGGCCAATTGCGAATGGCAAGGTTTACACTAATAGGTATGGGTGTATTTACATTAGCAATGTTTTTACCCTGGGTACCATTAGAAAGAGTTGAAGCTTTATCAGATGTAAGTAATTTATTTTATATATCAGGTGCTGGTATAGTCGGTGCATACATGGGTACATCAGCATGGATGAGTAAAAAATGAGGATGATATGGTTATCAATGGACAAGGTTGGGAAAACCATGAAGATACATTAGAAGAAGCTATAAGAAGAGAGATGCTTGCAGCAAGGCAAGACTTATGGTTACTTAAAATGGATTATAAAGAATTAAAGAAAGCACATTACAAAGTGCTAAAAAGAAATAAAGAATTATTAGCAGAGCTAGCAAATACAAAAGAATGCACATGCGATGATTAATCCCAGGAGCGGAATATGTTTGAAAGATATATACAGGATGGCAGAGATCCAAAGTACTTAACCGGTAAGAAAAAAGAAAAGAAAGAGAGAGTTCTTCCTAAAGCAGGTTCATATTCAGTTAAAGATTTAGAACAACTAAAAAAGAAAGTGCCTATGTACAGAGGAGAAGCTAAATGACCGAACCTTATGGATATAAAGAAAAAGTTACTGATGATGAATTGATTGAGCTTGTTGATAAAGGTATAATGAATTCTAGTGGTGATTGGTTAGATTCTGCAGACTTATCAAGAGAAAGATTAAAAGCTACGTATGAATATGCTGGCGTACCTGAAAGTCATTTAACACCACAGGGTGTTTCAACTATTGTAGATACTTCAACTACAGAAGTTATTGAAGCTTATACTGCAATTATATCTGATTTGTTTTTAAGTAATCATAAGTTAGCTAGGTTTGTTCCTTATGATGATACCCCTGGTAGCTTTGCAGCTGCTAAAGATGCATCGGCTATTGTTAATTATTGTTTATTTAAAAAGAATAACGGCTGGGAATTAATGCAGCAGTGGATTAAAGCTGCTTTATTATGGAAAAATTCTGTATGTCGTTGGACATATATAAAAGATTTTGATTATAAGTTTGAAGAGTATGAAAGTATTTCGCAAGCAAGACTAGATGAGTTACTTTCACAAGATAATATAGAAATTGTTGGAGAGCTACAGTCTCAAAATGTTTTTGCTGAAACAAATCCATTAGAAGGTGGGCAACCTCAGTCTGAATTAATGTACATGAACGTACGATTAAAGAAAACAATTGATAAATCACGTGTAAAATTAGAGTTAGTACCACCAGAAAACTTTAGAATATCCCGAGATTCTACGTCAATTGAAGAAGCATCTTTTGTTGGTATACAAACAGAGATGACAAGATCGGAATTACGTAAGCATTATCCAGAAGAAACTGCAGATATTACAGAATGGGACGAGCTAGGCGACAATGCCTACAGTGGTAGCTTAAGATATTCAGAAGAAGTTGCAGCAAGAAAAGAAATTACTGGACAAGAGTACATATCTGGTAGTATGGTAGAAGCAGATGTAGCATTAGAAGCTAATAAAGCTGTAACAGTTACTGAAGCATGGGTAAATGTGGACAGAGATGGCGACGGTATTGCAGAGTTAAAGCATATAATAACTGTTGGAGATCATATACTGTATGAAGAAGACATTGATACAATACCATTAGCCTCTATTACGCCAATTGACATACCATTTGAGTTTTATGGTTTATCAATGGCAGATTTTACTAGGTCATCAACCTTAGCATCTACAGCTATACTGCGTGGTTTTGTAGAGAATACTTATTTAACTAACTATTCACCTAAGCTTGCAGATCCTAACGTAGTTGACTTTAGTGCATTGCAGAATATGAAGCCTAAACAGATTATACCAACTAATGGTAGTCCTATAAATGCAGTAAAACAGAAGGCACCTGAAACAATATCTTCGGGTACTGTAACATTACTAGAGTACTTGCAAGTAATAAAAGAACAAGCAACGGGTATGTCGAAGGCCGCACAAGGCCTTAACGATACTTTGTATATATCAGGTAACTCAGAGCAAAAACTAGCTGCTGTGCAGTCTGCAGCGCAGAAAAGAATACAACATATTGCAAGACGTTTTGCTGAAACAGGTTTTAAGAAATTAGTTTCAGGTATATACGAATCAATGCGTAAAAATATAAAAGGTAAAATGACATACAATCTAGATGGTGTATACGGTACAGTTAATATTGATAACCTTCCATCTAATATGGATGTAGAAATTTTATTAGATATTGGTGAGAACTCTAATGCTAATCAGATTGCAAAGTTATCTAAAGTTGGTGCAGAAATACTACCAGCATTAAATCAACAAGGTGTAGGTATGGTTATTAAACCAGAAGCACCTGCTATATTAGCAACTAAGTTAATTGAAGCAATGAGCTTAGATAGTAATGATTTCTTAGAAGATTATACAACTGATGAGTTTAAGCAGAAAGCTGCTCAAACAATTCAAAAGCAATCTCAAGATGCTGATCAAATGAAACAGATAGAGCAAAAGAAAGCTATGGCTGATTCAGCTTTAGCGGAGGCAAACGTAGGATTTACTAATGCTCAAACTAAAAATACTGAAGATGACAATGCTAAACAGTTAGCAGTATCAATTGATAAACATTTTCAAGAATGGGCTGACCTTAACATTAAAGCAGTTAAGGAAGGCGCACAATTACCTGAGCATCCTAATTATGCTCAAATTATAATGATGGCCAAACAAATTTTAAAGGGAGAATAATTATGGCAACAGTTACAATTAATGCATCAGGGGTTGGTGCAGCACAATCAGGCGGAGCCGTATCAGGAACTAGTATATTAATTGTTAATGATACGGATGCTGCTGTTACATTTGATGTAACAACGGGAGGATCAACAGTAGAGCAATCTGGTATAACTGTACAGAAAAAAGATTTTACAATATTATCAGGTCTTGCTAATGCTGCTAAGACATTAACAAGCGTTAAAACTGCTCATGGAACAGTTGCGCAAAAAGATGAAAAATTATATATTCATCTTGCATCTTAAATAATAGGAGGACATTATGGATCCAATTACATTTTCAGGCGTAGTTAGTTTTGGTATTAAACTAGTTCTAGCTTTAGGCCTAACAAAAGAAGTTGTAGCTCCGATCTTAGTACCAATTTTTGGTGGCTAAGATATGGACAAATACCGTGAGACAGCTGAGAAGAAGCTGGGCAATAAAAAATCATACGGTAATCATAAAATACATCCTGAAGAATTAGCGCGACGTGCCCATGTTAAAGGGCACTTTGCATCTAAAGAAAGAAATGAATTTTTTGATGAAGTATATGGAGAAGTCTTAATAGATCTATTTATAGAATGGTTAAAGACTGAACCGCATGAAACTAAATCTCGAGAGTTCCTCTACTCTTCTGCTATGGCACTAGGAAGTGTCAAAGAGAAAATGATAAACTTCGAGACATATGGAAAGAATATTCCATACCTAAAGGAGGACAATGATGACGAATCGAGAAATTGATTACGATAAGTTATTGGAAAATATAAGTGATATGATTAATACATTAGAATATGATTCAAGCAGAAGTGGTGGTAAAACTAAACTTAACTGTGATAAGTTATATTATTTGTATTCATTACAACAAAGATACAACTCACTATTAAAACCTAAAAAAGAGGTGAATAAGAAATGAGCGAACAAATACCCGAAGCAGAAGTAGCCTCTACCCCCTTAAAGGATGATGCTGCTGCACCGGATGGTCGAACACAAGAACAATTGCTGGCTGACATTGTTTCTAATTCGGATTTTATTCCGAAAGAAGAATCTCTACCCGAAGAGCAAGTACCTGAAGTTGACCCAGGCGAATCAGAAGATATAGAAGACCCGAAAGAAACTGATGAACCTGAGAACCAAGAAGTTGAAGAAGAAGCTAATACTGAAGAAGTAGAAGATGAAGTTGAGGATGCTGATCAAGAATCCGCTACCCAAGACACTACATTATTTACTCCAGAGGAATTAGACTTAGAAGCAAAAGTATCTATTAAGATTGATGGACAAGATGCTGAAGTTTCTTTTAATGATCTTATTAAAGGTTATTCTACTGAACAATCTCTTTCTAAAAAGGGTCGTGAACTTGGTGACGCAAGGAAAACTTTCGAAGATGATTATAATAAAAAGCTAGGTGAAGTAAAAGAAATGTCTGATGCTTCAGTAGCTATATTATATAAGTCGGAGCAAGAGCATGCAAAATCATTTCATGCACTTGAAGAAAAAATCGAAAAAGCTAGAGATGAAAACGATACGTTTAATCTTAGCGAACTTAAAGATAAACGAGAACAAATTCAAAAGAAATATTGGACGGCAAGAAAAGAACGCGAAGGTTTACAAAAAACCGTTGCTGAAAAATCTCAGGAGCAAATGCAAAAAGTTTGGAATGAGCAGTTAAAAGTATTTGACGAAGCTATACCTACTTTAATTCCTGGATTTAATGAGAGTACTGCTAAAGATATTCGTGAGTTTGCACTTAAAGAAGGTATTGATGAAAAAGTATTAGATACTATCATTGATCCTAATATAGTTAAGTTTGTTAATGATTATAGAATTTTAAAGCAAGGATTAAATAAAGGTACTGCTAAAAGAAAAGTAGCGCCTACTAAATCTGTTCCTGTTAAAAAATCTAAACCTGTAAAGCAAAAGAAATTAGATGCTGCACAGGCTTTAAGGAAAAGAGCTTTAAGTAAAGATTCATCAAAAGCAGATCAAGATGCTTTTCTAAAAAGTTATGCCGAGCGGTCACTATCTAATATTTAAATCTTAGGAGAATTAAGATATGACTAATCTATTAGCTGTTCGCGCCACTGGAGGCCCAGGCGGTCCGTCGCGAAGCACAGGTGCTAACGTCTCACAAAGAGAAGACTTAGCGAACTTTATAACAATGATTACTAGAGATGAGACTCCGTTCACATCAGACA